TTTCGATATGAAAAGGGGTACGGACTTAGAGCCAGTTGCTTTCGATATATTCGCTGAGAAAAAAGGGCAGGATTTCATAGATGTTTCAGAGTGCGCATTCTTTCCTTATGGTGATAATTCGGGATCTTCTCCTGATGGGCTTGTAGGTAAAGACGCGATACTTGAAATAAAATGTCCTAGATATGGAAAGTTCTTTAATCTTGTGACTCATGGAGAACAGGCTATAGATAAAAGCTACATGATTCAAATGCAGCACCAAATGATGTGTACTAATTCTGTAAGGTGTCATTTTTTCAACTACATCGTGTACAATGGTGAGCATATGTACCATGAAATAGTAGTTGATCGAGACGAGAAAGTAATCACGTTGATAAAGGAAAGACTAACTGAAGCAGTAGAAAAACGAGACGAATACATAAAAGACCTAGAATCATTTTCTATGGACATGGTTAATAACGGGCTTTGAGTCACATATAGAAACTAATAAACAACGGAGTTAATCGATCCAAACGCAACGTAAATCTCATAGAGAAATGACTGGTGTATGTTGCGTATGGCGTAGCCTATGCAATATGACACGGTGTTAGGCGTATTATTAACTATTAAAAACTAAAAAAATGTTTAAAATTATTATTGACAGCTTGAAAGCTATAATTGAACACGATAAAGCACAAGCCAGAATAAATATGTTAATCGGTAAAAAGAAAAAAAGCGATTATATAAAATTGAAACTACCAAAAAACTACATTGGAATTATTGAGGTTGTAGCAATGTATGGAATAAATGATAGTGTTGAGCTATTAAAAATACTTGAAAGTAATGCAAAGAAGTGATTACGCCTAATGGCAAAGACTATGTTTAGATTTTTAACGAATAAATAACTATAAAGATGGCAAAGAGAAACACACTAAGACAAAAGTACTACAAAGAAACTGGTTTATATTGGAAGCGATTTGGAAAACTTGAAGCAAAACCAACAAAAGAATATTGCAAATGGTTGGAAAATGAGCTACTTACTGAGATGGAGCAAGTTAAAAAATTAAATATAGACGATGTTAGCAAATGCGAGTGTGGAGAAACTAAAGACTTAATAACTGTTTGCGAAGATTGCACTTACAAAATGGTAAGCGAAGGAAACTAACGTTTTAATGTTTGCTAACAAGGAAATATAACACATTAAACGATTAAGTAAATAACAAAAAAATAAATAAATGGATAAAACAAAGAAACTAAAAGGAAATACAGAGAAGGAGTGTGCAGACCGTTTACGAAAGTTTATGGTAGAGTACGACGAAAACCCTACTAGTGTAGCCAGAGGAATACGAGAGCTTTTAAAAGTGAAGTTTACAGCCCATGACATTGGTAGATGGTTTAACGACGAAAAGGGGTTAATGCTTCACAAGTGGGATCACATATTACTATACATTGAATGGGTAACTAAAAACAAGTAAGATGTTATGAAGCTTTTTAAGCCCTGCAAGGGAACGTCCAAAGCACTAGGCTACGGTTGTGGTGATGAAGTATCAGTAAAGCTACGTAAGTTCGGTTTATGTACTAAATGTTACCGTGATTGGCTGCTAAATTCTAAGGAGGGTAAAGATATGGTAATTAGTCACACGTTAAAGGCTACAAAACCACGTAGAGACCTACAAACGTATAAAGACGAAAGGAAAAGCGAGGGTAAAATCTCTAACCTACTAATAAATGTACGCTACGTATGCCATAACTACATAAAGGAACGGGACAAAGGTAAACCATGTGTAAGTTGTGGCGAACCGTGGCACGAAGGACACCAAGCGGGACACTGGAAGAAAGCCGAAACGTATTCAGTACTAAGGTTTCACGAAAACAACGTACATAACCAGTGCCAAGGCTGTAATCTGATGAAAGATGGTAACGTTCAAATGTACAGTGATAGAATAACCGAACGGATCACACTAGCACAAAAGCAAGAAATAGAGCATATAGCAGCCGAGAGTAAGAAGGGACACCACAAATGGAGTAAGCCTGAATTAATAGAGATCAGGGAGTATTACAAAAAGAAAATGAACGAATTGAAATAAATAATACAAAAGATGCTTGCGTATTAAAATACATTGTTATCTTTGAGTAACTTAAAACTAAAACGAATGAGAGAAATTAAATTCAGATACCAATTACAAATAAACATTGATACGTTTGGTAAGTACAAAAAAGGAGATGTCGATTTATTCTACTTCAATATGGATTCATTAGAACGGTTTCCAATAGATGAGAAGTGGACTATAATATCTAGAGATTTATACACAGGGCTAAAAGACAAGAACGGGGTGGATATTTACGAGGGTGATATAATCAAAAATCATCAAGCCCAAGAAAACACTGTTATTTGGTACGGAAACGGTTGGCACTACGAGAATTACCATGCAAACGCACTCCCGTTAGATGACACGTGGAATCCTTACACTCATGCAGAGAATACAGAGCATGAAGTAATCGGAAACATCCACCAAACTAAAAACCAATCACTAGGTAAGGACTTCTTTAAACTACTAAACCCAAACGATTAACTATGTCATTATCTAAAAAGCAATGGTCTGAGTTACTTGGTAAGGTGGTTATAGGATTGATATTTATAGGACTATTTTGGTTATTATTCTATTCACTAATTGAGTTAGCGTCTAATAACCATAAAGAGCCTACACAACCAGACTACAAGATAGAAACTGATCGAGGATTTGAATATCCTAAGTATTAGCGTACACAAATAGAGTACACACTTAACCCGTATAATTAAACCAACAACAATGAAAGAACTACATTTAATAACAAGTAACGGATGCGGTCGCTACCCAACATTGTCACTTCAGACGTTGAGTATATGAGCCTGTACTTGTATGGCTTATATACATTGTTAGCTACTGTAAGCTGATTGATAAACTAAAATTTAAAATATGACACCAAAAGAAAAAGCCCAAGACATTTACGACAAAATGAAAGGATTTAGAGTGAAAAACACTCACAGAAAAAAATGTGCTATAAGATGTGCAGAACAAGTTATAAATACATACGATTTGGAAGGGTATGACGAAGAAGATAGCAAAATGGAATATTGGCAACAAGTAAAGCAAGAGATTAGCTTATTGTAGCTAACGGACAAGAATAAAAAACTGAAATTTATGGAAAATAAGATAAGAGTTATATTAGATGAATGTAGCAACAACGGCAACGATAAAATGGATAGTGATTTATTAGTTAATAAATTATTGGTTTTATTTGATGTTAGAGATTTGTTAATTGCGTGGGAATGGTACAAAAAAGCTAATTGGTGGGAAAGTGAATCTATTGATGTAGAAAAATATTTGATGGAAAAATTTGCAGCAATTTATAAACGCTAACATCAAAATAAAAATAGTTGAAGAATGAAATTAATTTTATTGACTGTTAGTAGCAGTCTTTTTAAACCTTCGGTTACGACCGACTAAAAAAAGCACTATGAAAGAGCTACACGAGATTACAGCGAGGGGCTGCGACAAGTACCCTAATAACTCATTGCAGTACGTAGAGGTCAAAGGAGACAGACGAACAACATACAACGGGAGCGATAGCATACACCATGACATTGAAAGCGTTCTATTAACCACTGATCCCGAAGAAATGGAAAGGATAGTCGCACAGTCTAAAAACTGTTATTTAGAGTGCAAAAACAAGTTCGTCAAAGGCACTGAGTTTCATAAAGACGGGATGTGTATTAGATGTCACCAACGTAAAACACAACTAAACAGAGATTGAAATTAATACGGATAGATTTAACTAACTTAGTAAAAACAAAGAAACATGAAGAACTTTTTAAGATGGGCAGGAGATTTGACAGCCTACGTAACATTACCTATTATTTACTATACGTTAAGAATAGCTCGCGCCCCGTTTTGGTGGATACCAATAGAAAGCCATACCGAATGGAGTATGACGGCTAATCTACTAGCGAACGATATAATGATGTTTATATTTATTGTGGTGTTAGTAGTGCTTTATGCTATTCAGGGGCTTTGGTGGTTGTTATATGGGGCAATAGGACTATTAACACTATTGTTTATGGCTGCATTGTTCTTTTGGCTACGTAAGAAATGGAAAAACCGTAAAAACAAATAGATATGGACTCAGATTACATAATTTTACAGAAATCAATTGAACTATACAAGCGTAAACAAAGCGAATGTAAATGGTGGCAATTCACTAAGAAACGTTCTTACCAAGACATTATGTATCACATTGCTAGGCAACTACCAACAGCAAACCATGAACAACCAAGACTAGCATGTAATACAGGAGGGTCAGGTATGCCGCCTTGTCAACCAATAAACTAAATAGGATGGCAGTATTTTATTATATACTAGGAGTAGTTATTGGGATTGTCCTAATCTATATTTTAGGATGGTTAATAAACAAATAGATATGCCAAGTAGAAAAGACAGAAACAAGGATCACCATGAGTGCTGCATTTGTAAGGAGTGCTTCTATGATATGCCTTGGATTTTTGTACCGATGGAAGATTTATTATTAAAAGACATTGATGGATCTGTTCTCGACTACATCAGTACCGAGGGAATCAAGTTTCCTATCATAGAACCAATTAACCGACCCAAACACAACTAAATAGGATATAGGGCTATACACCGAACATAACCGTTCATAATACCCATTTACCACTTATCATTTTATATTACCGTTCATCACATTAGCACTATTAAGGCGGGATAAGTACCGTATATTTGTTGTGTAGGCAACGCAGCCACAAAGAAACTTAAACGATATGACAACAAGAAACGACATACTTAAATCACTAGACCTAATCGAATTACAATTAAAAAACATTAAAGTTTCGGCAGATAATAATGGAAACTTCGAAACGACTGATTACCATGCTAAACTAGTAGAAAGAGAAGATGAGTTAATGGAACAGTTAGGAACTTTCAGAATATAACCCAAACAGGGGTGAAAGTCCCCTTTAATACTTTAACCAAATGCACAACTTAACAGAACTAGACGAGTACTTCAAGACCCTTAAGAAGATGAGGGAGACTAAAGACCCAAAGATAAAACAAATCTATAAGGACTGGTTGGATGATTATCTAATTAAGGCTAAACGAAAGCAGTGTTAAACAGTAATAGTAAATAAGTGTATTATGACAATCAATCCAGTAGATATAGTAGTTTTAAGCGGCTTTCTTCTTGTTAGCGTGGTAATCATTTATTTAAGAATAAAGCACCCAACAACCAAACGTATGACACCACACGAACGGTGCGAAGAGTACAACAGGTCGTTAAACATCAAAAAGTACATCATAAAAGACGATAACACATAAACACTAAACAACAGTAACTATACTCTCGAAGAAAACCAATCAAATTAGTAATTCGTATATTGCACTATGAACAAAGACAAAACAGAACTACAATACGCTAAGGAGACAGCACACTTCACAAGGAGAATAAGCAACAATATCCAATTCTTATTTTACCTATTCGTAATAGGGGGAGGACTAGCAATTATACATACAGTATTTAACCAAGTACGATGAGCGAAACTAGTAAGCATAAGAACCAACATTCATTCAAAGAAGGTAATACAGCCGCAGAGAAGTGGTACGAAGAAAACGCATTAGAGTTCATTGAAAGCGTATATCAATTCAATGAAGACAATAAGCAAAACTACACCTTAGCAGGGGCATTAGTGGACGGTAACAACGCTGCTAGTCTATGGGCTTACCTAACAAATAAGTTCAAAGAAAATGCGCCCGTTTTGAAAGCTATAAAGCGAGTAGAGAGACAATTAGAGGGTAGGATAGTCAACGACACCCTAACAGCAACAGCAAAAAGCGCGGCTATGGCCATCTTCTTATTAAAGAATAAACATGGTTACGAGGATAGAACACAAGTAGACACTTCGGAGATTAAAGCACCTCAGATAGATTTCAGCGATTCCGCAAGCGATGACTAATGAAGATATGCAGAAAGTTTAAGCCGTTATTCGATCTACCTAAAGCGTGGGATAAACTAAAAGACCCTAACCTAAAGAATAGACAATACTGGGAGGACTTAGCAAAGGTAACAGTAGTCAATATAACAGGGGGTCGAGAATCATCCAAGACATTCACAGCAACAGTAGCGTCAAATGATAGGGTAGTTAATTATGGCTATCGAGAACTCTATACACGGTACACATTAAAGAGTGCTGAGAAGTCAATCATTCCAGCATTCACAAATAGAACAAAAGACTTAGGCTATCAAGGATTCCTATATGCTACTAAGACATCTGTAATATGTAAATCAAGCGGTGGGTACGTAGACTTCTCAGGTATAAAGACTAGCAGTGGAGACCAAACAGCAAATCTAAAATCATTAGAGAACTACTCGGCATTTACATGTGAGGAATTAGAGGAGTATCCAAGCTATGAAGATTGGGCAACAATAGAGCTATCCATAAGGTCTAAAGATGTACAGCCATTTACGGTAAACATAATGAACCCTAAGAGTAAGAAGTTTTGGGCTTACCAAAAGCTATGGAGGGAGAAAGGTGTGGAAGGTGGACATAATGGAGTGGTAGTACATGAAGACGGTACGGCAACATTATACATACATACAACCTATTTAGACCTAGGGGAGAAGTACGTAGCACGTAAGAACTGGGTAAAGTTCGAGGCGGCTAGGGTTATTTATGAAAGGCTAGAAGAGTTCACAAATGAAGACAGAAAGCAATGCAGCAAGCAGGATAAAATAGCATGGTCATACTACAAGTATACTGTACTAGGTGGATGGAAAGAAAGCGAAGACGGTTTAGTTTATACTGATTGGAAAGAGTTTGATACGTTCCCTACTGAGTACGACCTTAGAATATTTGGCTTAGATTTCGGGTTTAATCCTGATCCGCTTTCATTCGTTGAGTGTGTAATCAAGGGAAACGACATCTATATTAAACAACACATCTACAAGACAGGGCTATTAAATAAGCACTATGTACCAATGATACGTGCGGTACTCGATCAGTATTCAGAAGATCATTACATAGTAGCGGATATTGCAGGGGGTAAAGATATGGCAGAACTCGCAGAACAGGGTATTTATACAATGCCATGTGATAAGACCTACGGGGGCAGTGGTATGAATAAGATGCGAGGTATACGTAAGATGCAAAGCAAGAACATGCACATACATAAGGACTCAGAAGACCTAAAAGATGAGTTAATGCACTACCATCATATTGAGATAATAAACAGCAAAGGGGAACATAAAACCCACGTAGTAGATAAAGATGATCACCTAATGGATGCAATGCTTTATGCGTGTACTCGGTATTGATTATATTCTAACCATTTCATTGATTAGAATATAATCACTATATTTACGACTTAAACGAGTGAGTAAATGGCTAATATTTTCACTAAGGTTATTGATGGTGCTGTTGGGCGTTACGTTTCAAAGCATTCAATACGCCTAACTTCTCATGATTCAGGGCTACTGCAAATTTTCGGTGACTACTTTAACTACAATGTAACGGGTTATTCACTGACTAAATTCATAGACGCATACTCAAGCAATCCATACGTATTCAACATCATTAACAAGATCGCAAAAACAAGCGCATCTATGGATCGTATAGTACATACTAAGGGCGAGAAAGAGATAGTTAACTCACAAATACTAGAACTATACACCGAAGAGAAGCGGCAAAAGATCAATGAGAGTTTACTTGCTACAGGCAATGCGTTTGTATATTTTGTTAAGGGTATTGGTGCAGGTGGTGAGCTTGATGTATGGCACGCTAACCGTGTAGAATTATTCTGTAATACAATAGGAGAGGTTGTACGATACGAGTACACTACACCGTGGAACTCAATAACAAAGATTCAAGGTGACGAACTAAAGAACGTTAGACACATAAAGACTAGCAACATAGTAAGCTGTGAGGGAACAAGCGTTAAATGGGGGTTAAGTCCTTTACAGGCTGCATGGGTAGTAGTAGAGGCATCCAACGAGAAGTTTAGAGCAGAAGCGGCTATATTTAAAAACAGAGGTGCAATAGGGTTGTTATACGTGCTATTGTCGTTGTCATTGAATAGAACGGAACTAATGCCGTATACGCA